ATTTGGACGGCAACGCATATTGGGTGAAGGAGCGCAACGCTCGAGGGTTCGGCGTCCCTACGGCCATCTGGTATGAGCCGCACTGGTCGATCAAGCCGCACTGGCCCGATGATGGATCGGCGTATATCGATTATTACGAGCGGCGCATAAATGGCAGTATTGAGCGTGTACCGGTTGAGAACGTCGTCCATTTCCGCAATGGCCTGAATCCGGCCAACCCTCGGTATGGATTGTCGCCGCTTAAAGCCTCTCTGCTGCAAGTTTTTACGGATACCGAGGTCTCACTATGGGTTGCTGCTCTCTGCCGCAATATGGCCATACCTGGCGTGATTGTGAGCCCTCAGGAGTCCATCGGGATGACCGCCGAGAAGGCCGAGCAGATCAAGCAGACGTGGAAGCGAAAGTTCGGTGGCGACAATCGGGGTGAGCCGTTGATCCTCGACTTTCAGGCGTCCATCGATACGCTTGGCTACGATCCGAAGACAATGGAGTTCGGAGCGATCACCAATCTGGCCGAGTCACGGATCTCTGGCGCAATGGGTATCCCGGCGATTGTGGCCGGGCTATCTGCTGGCCTTGACTCCTCGACCTACAACAACCTGGCCAACCTGAAGAAGAGCGCGTTCGAAGAGTGCCTTCTCCCAACTTATGACATCTTCGGCCAGACGATCACGGCGCAGTTATTGGTCGACTTCGAGCGGGATCTTCAGACACGACGGATCAAGGCATACTTTGATACGTCCGAGATCAGAGCATTACAAGAGAACCAGAGCGAGAAAGAGGCTCGAGCAATTGCCGCGTATTCAGCAGGAGTCGCAACCCTCAATGAGACACGGGCACAGTTTGGCTATGATCCGGAACCTGATGGCGATTTCTATTTGTTGCCAAGCAACGTGCAGCCCGTCACTCTTGACGTCGTGATGGATCAGATCAGCGATCCACCATCACCACCAGTTCTGCCGACGGACACGCTACCTCCGGGACCGGCAGCAGGGGAGACCGGAGAAGACTCCGCAAAGTTCATGTCTCCCCACCTCTTCACCAAGTCGGTCGACTGGAATGGGCTGACCCTTCGCCGCCAGCCGACCGAGCTTGAGGCGCGGATGCTCAAGGCTCTCGATGATGCCTACCAGCAGGGCAAGACCTCCATGGAAGGCACCCTGCTTGCGCTACGTTCGCGCTACATCGATCAGATGGCCGAGGAGCTGGGTGACCTAGACCCCTCCGCCTATTACCTCGCCACGGTCAATACAACTGATAAAGACCGTGGCACGATATACGCACTCCTCTCAGCTCTCTTCCTCCGGGGGGCTGGATTGATCGTTGAGGAGCTGCGGAATCAGGGCGCGTCGATCGGTGACCAGTCGGCGCGTCCTGATGAAACATCTATGCGATCGATGGCTGGTGCGATTGTGAGCAGGATTGCGAATGACGTCCAAGCACGGGCAACAGGTGCGGCGATCACCGCTTCCCTGCTGGGTCAAGCGGTAGTCGATACTGTCCGCGAGACGATGGGGGCAGGCTCAACAGCATACACGACACGATCAGCGAGTGAAGCGACCAACTGGGCACTCTCGCAGGGCCGGGACGCTGAGATCGAAGAGAAGGCCGATCAGATTGAATATCTGGTCTACTCAGCCGTCCTCGACAACAACACCTGCTCACCGTGTGGTGATTCGGATGGTATGGGTGGACAGCTGGGTGAGATACCCGCCGTCCCAAATCCGTCGTGTGAAGGTGGGGCGCAGTGTCGATGTGTACATATCCCGGTAATGGCGCAGGAGTTCAAGGCACAGTATCGAGGAGTTGAAGTCGACCTGACCCCGACAAGCGGAATGAAGGCCGAGGCCAAGCGCGGTCTCGAGTGGCGTCGTGAGTTCAACCGTGGTGGCACTGCGGTTGGCGTAGCTCGTGCGCGTGATATCAGCAACGGCAAGGAGTTGTCTCCACAGACGGTCAAACGGATGTATAGCTTCTTCTCCCGTCACGAGGTCGACAAGCAGGGGCAAGGCTTCTCACCAGGTGAGGACGGGTATCCGTCAGCTGGGCGCATTGCGTGGGCATTGTGGGGCGGGGATCCCGGGTATACTTGGGCCAAGGCCAAAGTGAAGCGGTTCGAGAACATCGATGAGGACAAGGGATGAACGAGAAGAGATTCGACGACATTCAACGCAAGACGCTATCCTTCGAGGTCAAGCAGGCTGAGATGATGGACGATGGCCAGTTTGCTGGCGAGTTCGTCGGCTATGCTGCCGGGATCCTCAACATCGACTCGACTGGTGACATGATCCTGCCGGGCGCGTTCACGTCCGACATCCCCCGCTTTCTCTCTGATGGTGTGGTCTGCTGGCAACACGACTGGATGACGCCCATTGGCATACCACTTGAGGCCAAAGAGGACGGATATGGTCTGCTGACCCGTTCGCGGATCAGTCGCACGGCCAAAGGGCTTGATGCTATGACCCTGATTCGCGATGGTGTCGTCAAGCGTCTCTCCATCGGATATCAGGTGCTGGATTATGATGTCGTCGACCGGGCCGGGCTAGCCAACACCATCGCCGCGTATGGGCTGCCAGTCGACAAGCAAATGCAGATCTTGGCAAAGTTTGACGACGATGGGCGGGATGTTGTCTATCTGCTCAAAAAATTGAAATTATACGAGTATTCCCCGGTCACAGTACCGGCAAACGAAAAGGCAATCATTATGGACGCAAAATCGCTGACTGGTTTGACGTTCGCTGAACACTCTCAGGCCGTGCTTACTGCGGTTGAGGGACTCGAGCAACGCATCAAGGAAATATCCGAGCTGCGTAAATCGCAAGGCAGAAAGGGTAGTCCGACGCACGGAACGATGTGCGCGGAGATGGCTGACGACCTCGAGAAGGCTTGTGGACGACTTCGCAAAATGGCCGAGGAGCTTGGCAACAAGCCCAAAGGCGATGACGAAGAGGACGAGCCGAACAAGCCAGAGATGGAGTATGGGGACAACGCCAAATCTCTCTATGCTGAATTTCTCAAACTGCAAGCAGGTATTTAGGAGACCTATGACCAAACTACAGGAAAAGATTCTTGAGTTGGACGGGCTGAAGGCGGCGCAGAAAGCGGCGTTCGATGCTCATCCGGATGTTGCGACGATCCCGGCGGACAAGCTGACCGAGATCAAGTCGCGTAACGAAGAGATCGCTACCCTCCAGTCGGAGGTCAAGCAGCTCGAGGAGATCGAAGCGATGAAGGCATCAAGCGTGACCTACTCGCACAGCGGCGGAGTCTCGACGAAGGACAACGGCAACGTTGCTCCATCCATTGAGTTCAGCCGTGTGAGCCGGGTCAAGAATTTCAAGGGTACGGTCAACGGCAAGTCGGCTGACGAGCGTGCCTATCGCTTCGGCAAGTGGTTCAAGGGAACCATCGTCGGCGATCAGGCCTCGGCCCAGTGGTGCAAAGACAACGGCATTCAGACCAAGGCCCTGAGCGAGGGAACCAACTATCTCGGCGGCTATCTGGTGCCACCGGAGTTCTCCACCGACATCATCGACCTTCGCGAGGAGTACGGCGTCGCCCGTCGTGTTGCCCGTGTCGTCCCGATGTCGTCGGATACGCTCACGATCCCGCGCCGCGTCGGTGGCCTGACGGCCTATTTCGTCGGTGAGGCTGCGGCCATCACTGCCAGCGACAAGACCTGGGATCAGATCAACTTGGTCGCCAAGAAGCTGGCGGCTCTGACCCTCTGGTCAAGTGAGCTGAATGAGGATGCAATGATCTCGATCGGCGACGACCTTGCCGGTGAGATCGCCTATGCGTTCTCGCAGAAGGAAGACGAGTGCTACTTCAACGGCGACGGGACTTCCACCTATGGCGGAATCACTGGCGTTCGCCAGAAGCTGCGCGACGTTGATTCCACCATCGCGAACATCAAGGGGCTTCAGGTTGCCACCGGCAACGCCTACTCCGAGATCGTTTTGTCTGACTTCCACGGCGTCCTCGGTCGGCTCCCCCTCTTCGCCCGTAATGGTGCGCAGTGGATTATGAGCGCGACATTCTTCGACACCGTCGCGCACAAGCTCCAGACTGCTGCTGGCGGTAACACGGTCGTGAACATCGCTGATGGTGGCGTCCCCCGGTTCCTCGGATACCCTGTCGTTCTCTCGCAGGTGATGCCGACGACCGAGGCCAACTCGCAGATCTGTGCGCTGCTCGGTAACTTCCGTCAGGGCTCAACGTTCGGCGATCGCCGTCTCCTCTCGCTGGCCCTCTCGACGGAGTACAAGTTCGCCGAGGATCAGCTCGCGATTCGCGGGACGGAGCGATTCGACATCAACATCCACGACGTGGGCAACACGACTGCTGCTGGCCCGATCGTCGGACTCATCACGGCTGCGGCCTAAGGGAGGTGATCTGAATGCATGATCTGAAGAAAATCAAAAGTGAGGTGATGCTCGTTCCGGCGACCATCACGAGCGGGGCGACGGCAACGGCCAACCTCGACTGCAAAGGTCACGGTGACGTTGAGATTATGGTCAGCCTTGGCGCGCTGGCGGGTGCTGGCGTGGCTCCAGCCTCGATCAAAATCAGCGAGTCTGATGACACGGTTGTGACCAATTTCTCGGAGATCACCAACCTGTCAACGGGTGCGGCTGCGGTCGGTGCGTCTGAATCGGTGCGTTTTTTCATCGATCGGTCAAACGGGGCGCGCAAGCGGTATCTGCGTCTTGCCATCACGCCGGGAACGGCCTCGACGAACTCCAACATCCCGGTCAGCGCGGTTGCGCGTCTTGATCGGTCAGCTGAAGCTCCGGCGTCCACGTCGGAGTATGGCTCAAACGTCGTCAAGGAGATCTAAACCATGAAGCTGAATCTCGGTGGAGGCTTGCAAAAAATACCGGGTTTCACGACTCTCGATCGTCAGTCTGGTCAGGAAGTTTTCCCGCTTCCTGGCTATGCTGACGGATCAGTCGACGAGGTGAGGGCATCTCACATTCTTGAGCATTTCGGTCACCGTGAGG